ATAAAACGAAAAGAATTAGTCATTCAGAAAACAAAAGAAAAGAAAGAAATGACTACAAACAAACCTAATAGCTGCTCAAGTGGATGTTCTAACATCACCGAAACAAAAGAAAAATTGAATGTTTTAGTTGTTGGAGAGACTGGAGTTGGGAAATCGAGTTTGATTAAAGCGATTACGGGAAATTCAAACATTCTAACATCAGACTCGGTGAAAGGATGTACGTTTTCAATTTCCTCATCAAATTATGATAATATTACGTTTTATGATACTTGTGGACTTGGAGAAACAAAGGAAGGAGCTATTTCTACAGCCGATGCATTTGAAAAATGCCTTCAATTCTTAGTTCGAATGAAAGACGTTGGTTTAAACTTGATTATGTTTGTTCATCGAGGCAAAATAACCAAAAACTTTATTGATATTTGGAAACTGTTTTATCAAGTTATTGGAAATGAAGAGATTCCTGCCATTTGTGTTTTTACTGGATGCGAATCTAGTTCCAATCTTTATGAATGGAAAAAAGAAAATGAAGAAAATATCAAGGCTTATAATTTCAAGTTTTCTTCTATCTCAGGAACTTGTTTTGCTTCAAGCCAGAATCCTATTCTAGAAGCCGCTTATTCTGAATTAAGAAGTGCTTCCAAACATGTTGTTTTACTAGCTGTCTATACTCACGCTTCTAAAACTCCTATTATTGTAATGAAACCAGAAACTATTGAAAAACAATTAAAAGCTACATGGAACAAACTTGTCGAATACGGACAAAAACCAGAATGGAAATGGGTTGATAAATCGATTATGGAAAATTTGAAATCTATTGAATGTTCTGTTAGTCAAAAGAAAAGAATAGGAGAAATCATAGAACTAGTCTTACATTCGTTTTCTTTCAAGCCTTGTGATTTACCAAAGATCGTAGAAGCAAAATCTTACTAACCTTCTTATTATTATTTGTTTTTGATTGCGTTAAACCAATAAACTTCACCCTTCATTAAAAATTCTTTCAATCTTTTATTAAGTTTATGAATAACACCGAAATGAATGATGAGTTTAAAGCATCCAAGGTTTGTCCCCAAACATTAATGAATAGAGACCTTGACTATTCTCGTATACCTCTCTGTTTGAATTGGATGGAAGCAAACAATTGGGATCACTTATTTCCTTTACTCGAACAATTTCCAATCTTAAAAACTTTGATTCGAGAGAATCAAGGACTTTGTGATCGAGTGAATGAAAAGGAATATTTGTTTTCAAAGTTTATCAACTTTGGAAGAAAGCTAGCATCCATCTTGAAGGATTCGAAAAAAAATCATCAAACAAAATTGAAAGATGTTTCTTTTGTTGGAAAGGATATTGAAAAGTTTTGTTCTAAAAGAATCGATTGTTTAAATGAAAGTCGAAAGAGATTAAAGAACCAATATCCATTTTATTGTGTTGTTGATGCAGAAAACTTTAAAGATGATTTGGAAAAACAATTCTCAAGTTTGATGAATTACAATCGCGAGCTTTTGGAAAAGATAAATGATTCGATTACAAAGATGGAACAATTTTATTATAGCATCTTATTAAACTTTGTGTCTACAGAGCTTTTAAATTCATCAATTGTAAAAGCTATAGAATCATTTTGTGAAAAGACGCCTTACCAATTAAAAAAACCTTTTGAAGTAGAGTCTCCTTTATGTTTCCGAGGAATGTGTATTAGTATACTTGCAGACTCTAAACTTATCTTATAAATGAATAAAAGACTCAAAATTAAAGCAAAAATCATAATTTATATTATTTCTTTATAAAGCAATAATTTTACATTCGACTTTTGATTTCTTTGTAGAGCTTGCTTCCTCTCTTTGCGGAAATCAAAAGTTTCTTGTAACCCATTCCGTATTCTTTTGTTCCTTTTTTCAATCCTTTAGCTTTAAGTTTTTCTCGAATAACTTCGCTAGAAGCCTTAAACCAAGGCTTGATGTTAGAAAAGGCTTTCTTTCCTTGTCGTCGTTTAGCGGCAGAAACAACTTTTCTAGGTCGTCCAACTTTAGATCTTGATTTTCTAGAGGATTTAGATCGGCTTCGTTTAGCAGGCATTTGTGTGTTTGTTTTAAAAAATTAGATTTTTTAAATTGAATGAGTTTTTTAGCTTTCGCTGCTATTGATTGTACTGAAAAGTTTTTCAATCAATCGCACAGACTTTAAAACTTTATCTCTTCTACTTTTTTAAAATGATTCCTTTATTAACCTTTTTTTCGGAAGCAAAAGGTCCTAGTTTTTGTAATAACAAGAACAAAAATCAAGGTGTAGTAGTTTATTTTTTATTTGAAGAAGAAGATTTTACAGACTTTGCGGATATTTGACTAGATGAATTTTTGGGTTTAGGTTGCCAAGTTAAAACAAGAGAATAAGTTCCATTCTTTAAAGGTTTTGCGTAACCAAAAATTCCACCCCTTGAAGTTATTCTAGTAAACAATAATCCAGCCATTTCTTTATGATCAAATTTAGGATAACCCGGAACATATTCAGGAATAGCAAACTCACAAGGATTTGTTCCTCTTTCTGCATTACATTCCATAAAAGTACAACACATTCCGTCTAAAATATCAAGAATTTCGAGTTTGTTTTCTTTATTATTTTGAGGCATTAACGATGTTAAATAATCTCCATCAACCCAATTGTTATCCATTTTTGTAAATAATTCTTTCGAATAAATATCATCTTGATCAAATGTAATCCAAAAATCATCATCTTCGTTTATTGGTTTAAAACGTCCATAGGGTTTCTTTGTTGTTATAGGTTTAACACTTTTATTTCTACGAACTGATTGATTTGATTTTGTTTGTAATTTGGATGATGAATTTAACGATTTTGATTGAGACTTTGATGAAGGTACTTTTGTTGTAGAGTTTTGTTTCGCTAAAGAAGGTACTTTATTAGCTTGGTTTAAAGAAGGAGCTTTTTCATTCTTTATCGATTGTTTAGAAGTTGTTTTTATTGTAGGATTTAAAGGACCAGTAGGCAACGTAGATACAGGAATAAATGAAAAGTTATCCTCCATTTGTTTTATTTAAAAATTAACTCTTATTTCCTATTCGTTAAGTATCTACATCTTTTGTAAATACAAGAAGAAAGTTTAAATCAAATCTTGTCTTTAAGTTAATTTTCAATGCTGGACTTTTAGATTCGAGTTTGTTAAAAAAAACTTTACAAAAACTAAATGAATGAAGAGAATGTGTTTTCTATAGCCGGAAGTGTATTACAAGGATTATCCTTACTGTCTTACTTTGGATTTGGAATAAGGTTAAGAAAAGAAGAGACGCAGAAGATTGAATTTCATCATTTTATTTCGAATAATCTAAAGGCTTTGATTTTGATTATACTTTGTTTTTCAAACTTTTTTGGAATTGTTCGTTGGGGTTTCGGAATAGAACAAGCATTTTCTATCGTAATTCTTGGAATTCAACGATGGATATTACTCGCTTCTTTGGTATCTATCTTTTTAGAGTTTAATTCGACAAGTTGTACTTTGTGTAAACACGTTAAGAATCCAAACTTTATTCAAAAAGTTAGAAAACATTTTTCTTTACCAAAATATTCGATTCATGAAGTAAAAGCAAGTAGAGGAACCGCTAAAAGGGTTGCTTATATTGTAGTTTATGTCGGTATTACGATAGATTTGATTCTCTCCGTTTTACAAGGATTGATAGATGCAGGTATTCTTCCTGATTTAAACTTTCTAGACTATTACCTCTTTTATTTTCAAATCGCATGGATTTCAGTTTTAATTATTGGAACTTGTATCCATTACTTGATCGAAGGTTCTTTAATTCATTTATCAAAACAAAATGTAGATGGTTTATGGGTTGCAAAACTAACAACTTCGTTTTTGATCCTGTTTAATATTTGTTGGATTGGAGCTTTTACTATTTGGTACAAGTTTGGAAATGTTTCTCCTTTTCAAAATAATCTAGTTTCCCTTATTCAAGAAACCTTATTTGTAATCATTCAAACTCTGTTCTCTTGGTTATTATCCAAACGATAATCTAATAAAACCCTTGATCGATTCATTTCATCTTATTTTTCGATAGTCGAAAACCAAAATTCAAGGGGGAGGAATTTTCGAGTGTAAAAACTTGTAATTTATTGTTTGTTGAGTTTTTACAATCAATAAATTTTCAATGCTCTAATCCCCGTTTCTCTGTTTTATTCTCATCTAAGATAAATCGTTGTCTACGTATTCTTTCCATATTGTTTAGATATGATTTTCGGATAGTCGAAAACCAAAATTCAAGGGGGAGGAATTTTAGAATGTAAAAACTTGTAATGTATCATTTGTTGAGTTTTTAAGTAACATAAATCAAAGAAGGAACGAGGTTCATAATACGTTTGGATATAAAAGATTCAATCATGATAAAAAGAGTTGTAGTATTTTAGAATAGGTCAAAATAAAAGGAAAAAGATTCAATGGGAGTCGGACCTTCTGCTAGCGAACAAGTATTTAGTCAAAGGAAAAAAGATTTTTTCAAACTTTTTCAAGATAAAAGTTTAACTCCTAAACTTTTACAATACGTTCGACTTACAAATCAAAATGTATGTAGAAGTTCGCTCATTCGACAAATTTCAGAATTTAATAATGACGATTTTGTTTGGTTTCATCCGACTACATCTTTTGAGCTAGAAGATATCGAAGATATCAAAAATGATGGATATGAATTAATCTTTCCCAAGGAACCAACGATTGTAGAAGGAAAGTCAGTTTTTACTGGAGGAATCTTGCTTGGAAAAACTTCTTTTAAAGCAAAATTCTTACAGTGTTACAAAACAATACAAAACGGAGTTGTTCAATTCTTTTATTTTGATTTTTCGATTGTTCGACAAGGTTCTCATGCTACTTCTCTGATTTATAACGGAAAAACAAAGCAATTTGAATGGTATGATTCGAATGGTGCTTATTCCTACGTTATTCCGATTTCTGAACTTGACCCAACAGAAGAAGATAAAGAGGCTATTTTTCTATTTGACGATTATAATAAAATTAAAGGCGCGTTCAACCAATACCTTTATTCGATAGCTATAGATCTTTTAAAAGACGGAATAAAAGACGCTATAGATGTAAATAAACCGTTTGTTTCTGTGGAAGAAACTTGTCCTCGTTTCGGACCTCAATCTCTTGAAGGTGAATTTTCGAAACAATTTAAAGATGAATATGAAGTGATTGGATATTGTCAAGTTTGGTCTGTTATTTATCTGGATACAAGATTGAAAAATCCAAACAAAGAACCATTCGAAATCAATGAAATTGTTTTATCAACTCCAAGTTATTTGTCTTACCAAGAAAGAGGAGCTTACTTACGACTTAAAGTTCAAAAGTTTTTAGACAAAGCATTCAATTATTTGAAAGAAAAAGGAATCCCATTTTAATAAAGTTACTTTATTTCACAAACAATCATAGTTTCATTCTTTTCAGTAAGCAATCGAATCATAAATCCATAGTTTTGTAGGTAACTTACTATGGAGTTTGTAATAGCTTTAGAATAACCTCTCAAAACAATCGATGTGATTGAGTTTTTGTTAGTTCTTGAAATAAAGTGTAGACAAATCAATTCAACTGCGATTTCATCAAATGACTTTTTTGTTTCTTCAAAATCTTTAGAACGATTCCATATTGTTTCAAGACAATCTGAATTTCCTAATACGATAGATGAAATCACAACATTATCAATTCTAGGTTCCATAAAGGTTTTTTTAACTAGTTTTCGATTAGTGATGAGCTTAAATATTAAAAAGTAAAAACAATGCCAAAATCAACCGAAGATTTAAAGAAGAAGAAATCCAAGTCAAAGAAAGGCTTTAAGATCAAGGTCGTAAAATCTTCTTCTAGAAAGTCTTCTAAAACGAAAAAGCTAAAAAAGTCATTACGTAAAAAGCGACTTGTTCTTGTTAAAAAAGCCGTTCCAAAGAAGAAGTCTTTAAGTGGAAAAAGAGTTTTACTTCCGAAAAATGATACCTACATTGTTATGGAAATAAAGCCCTTTCTATTCGAAAAGAAAACACATCCAATTAATCTTACAGAATTAAAAGAACTAAATGAAAAAGTCTACAACTTAGTGATCGAGAAGCTCACGAAAGATGAATTAAACGTTAGTAAACTATTTGAAAAGCTACCTAACGAAAATGGTACAATCACAAAATGGTCTGTTCTTTCTTTTGGTTTTAAAGAAGGATGTTTTCACGCTAAAATACAAAAGAGAAATGGCGCAAAGATTATGCTCAATAAAGAAACCGAATTAAAGAACAACATTCGCGAAGCTATAGACTATGATAAATCTGGAATAGAAGAATGGATGAAACAAAATTCAAAACTTATCAAGAAGAAAGAAGTAGATGAATGGAATTTCAAAAAGGGTCATCTTAAACTTGGATTAAAGATCATCGTTATGTCTCTTGAATAATAAACACTTTATAATAATCGCTTCTTTTATCGTTTGAGCTTTATTGTTTATCATTTGTTCTACATAAACGATTACACTTAATTAAGAGGATTTAAGAGCGATTAAGAGCATTAATTCAAAGACTATCATTGAATGAATCGTTTAAACGATTGCTTCGATCGTTTGAAAAAAAAAA